TCAAACAGCTTTTTTATTTTAGTTATCGTTCTTGTATGGGTTTCTCTGTCGTAAGAGCACTCCCGTACAATAAACGAAAAACTCATTTTATCAACGCGGCGTTTTAATACATCACGATGTAAATTGCGGTGCCGCTCGTCCTCTTTGTCAAGGTACGCCGCAATGTCGAGCCCTCTATCCGATACGGAATAATCAAGGGACTTGTTACGAGTGCGGGCATATACGGTAGAGTCGTTCTGCCCGTGATTGCGATTGAAAATAAAGTCCGACATATCGCAGCCGTCAAGAGCTCCGCGAGCTATAACCTCTTTGTACTGTACGCCGTCTATTTCGCAAATTACGGTAGGGGTATCAAATACAATAGGGGTACCTCTCAAGGTAAGCTCGTCGCTGTTTTCGTCGGGAGTAGTAAACGGAGCCGCTGCTCTGTACTCCCTCTCATTTGGTTTATAAGGCATAATTATTCGTCCTCCTCTCCGTCTTTCTCGCCCTTTTTAGGTGCCGCAGGGGGTGCGGTATCGTCGTCGGGGTTTCCCTCGTCGTCGGGCGGCGTTTTTTCTTTGCCCTTGTCGCCTAATTGGTACTCGTCTGCCTTGTCGGCATTAACCATATTAAGCGTTTGTACGCGGCGTTTGCCCTCCTCGCCGCCGATAGGCGGAAAGCCGAGCGTTACTAACGCCTGGTCGAGCGTTAAGCCGCCAATTTCGGATAAGTATTTAACCGCTGCGAGCTTGTCGGAGAGTTTCGCATATTGGAGCTTGTTTCCCTCTGCGACAATTTCGTTACCGTAGCCGCGCTCTTTGCGGGTAAAGAAACAATTTGTAAAAGCCTGCTCAAGCTGCATAAAAAACGGCTTGATTTCTCCCTCGTAAAAGTCGTCCTCGTCCTCGGGAGTCGCCTTGTTTTGTACGATAGCCTCGTTAGTTCCGATATAGTCGTAAATCTCGTTTTTGATATATTGGAGCTGCCCTTGCGGTAATGGGGTTTGTTTGTCCTGGATAGGCGTATAATCGTACTTATTGTCGGTAACAATAACGCCTGCGCCGTTGTTTTCCATTTTGAGGTTATCTCTTATAAAGTCGTCGCGGCGGGCTTTTAAGTCCTCTGTTTTTGTAGAGGCTGCTACTTTCAAGATACCGCGTACAACCGCTACGAGCTCCGCAAATTTGCTCATAGATTGGTTAAAGGTGTTCGCTGTCTTTAATACGGGCATTAACGCCTCGTTATTGCTGCCGAAAAGTTCGTTATCGGCAAACATAGAGCCCAAGTGTATAATATCCGTATACGGGAAAGTGTAGGTTTTCCCGTTATAAAAGCGGAATTTCAAAAAGAGCTCGCCCTGGTACTCGAGTAGCTTTATTTCCTGGGCGTTGATGTTATATAACGCCTCGAGCTTTCCCGTGTATTCGTTCCATACGGGGAAAATAAAAGCATTATTATAAAGCTTGTACTGCGCCGCTATGCGGTAATAGAATTTGTATGCCGTAGTCAACGGGTTAGGCTGATACTGCAAAATGTAATTTAACGAGCTGTCCTCCACATCAAGCAGCTTTCCGTCGCCGCGTCTAATGTGTCGCGGCTGTACTGTCGCCGCTCTGCGGGCGAAAGAATGAATAGCAGCGCGGACAGTATTTACCTCCCAGGCATTACCCGAAAACGGTATAAAATTCGATTGGTAAGAGTTTAAGAGCTTATATTCGGTATAGCCCTCGAGAGCCTGCGGCTTTCTCCCGAAAATAGCCTCAAAAAGTCCTCTTTTTTCTTTCATTTGCTCACCCCACATTATACATAAAGTCGTCAAAATATTTTACATAGATAACCCAAGCATTAAGCAGGCTTACCGCCCCGTCTATACGGCGTTTGTCGGTTATCTTGACGGGTTGAATATTATTTAACCCGCTTTTCTTTACTGCCGTATTTGATAGGCACCAAAGCAAAATAGGGTTATTATTATAATTAACTATCTTGTCGGCGAGAGCTGCGCCCATTTCTCGCATAGGTTGGCTCCAGGTAAAAGGTCCCTGCGCTACGGGCTCCATAGTAAAGCCGTTGTTTTTCATTTCCTCCACCCAATAGCCCGCTAACGCTCTATCGTAGCCGACTTTGAAAGCGTCTATAGAGTGCTCGTCGCGCATTTGGCAAAACCAGGCTGTTACATCGGAAAAATTAACGCGGTTGCCGTCGCAGATAGTAAGCAAGCCCCGCTCCGCCCAAAGGCGATACGGTGCCTCGTTTGTGTTTTTTTCCTCCAGGTGTTCTATGCGCGCCTGCGGGAGGAAATATTGCTGCAATACATAAACTGTTTTGTCGCCAGGTTTGCGTATTAGCAGCGTAGCCGCTGTTAAGTCGGTAGTAGCCGAGAGGTCGCAGCCGCCTATAGCGTAGGTGTTGTATACCTCGGACATATCGAAAGTAGCAGCGTTTTTAATTTCCTCAAAGGATAACCAAACATTGCTCTCGTTTTCGCGTATGTTAAAGTCTTTGCATAGTACGCCTGGTAAGTCGGCGGGGTTATTCTTTGCCCTCTCAACGAAAGCGGCAAGGGTTTTATACTGTTTGATTTTGCCGAGCCCTGGGTTTGCTTTTATCCACATTTGAGGGTTAGTCCACTCGTCGCGGCTGTCGAGCTCGTAGAGTATCGGCAAAAATGTATCGTCTTTTTTGGTACCGTCCGCGAGCTCGCAAGCAAGCTCGTACATATTGTCAAAAATACACTCGCGTACCGTTCCCGCTGTTGTTATCATAACGACGAGAGGCTGCCTGCGGCTCGAGGTCGATTGTTTCATAACCTCGTATAGGTTTCTGTCGCGGATAGCGTGCAGCTCGTCTATAATAACAGCGTGAGAGTTCAAGCCGTCAAGTGTATTTGAGTCCGAGGCGAGAGCCTCGAAAATAGAGGAGGTCGCGGGAAAATAAACATCATTTCGCCGCTTTTTTATAACCGCCCGCAGCTCGGGCGATTGCTTAATCATATTGACAGCCTCGGTCAATACCTTTTTTGCCTGGTCTTTTTTGGTCGCTACGGAGTATATTTCCGCTGCGCCCTCATAGTCGGCAATGAGCATATATAACGCAATACCCGATAGCAGGGTAGACTTACCGTTTTTTCGTCCGCATAAAAACATAGTTTCGCGGAAACGACGGTAGCCCGTTTCCTTTTCAAGCCAACCGAAAAGCAGTTGTATAAAGGCTTTTTGGAATAACTCAAGCTCAAGCGGAGCTCCGATAGTTCCCTGGGATTGCTTGCAAAAGGTTTCGATAAAGAGTATAGGTCGCTCGCCCGTTTCCTCGTCGAAATAATAGGGAAAGTCGGCAGGCGGTGCCTCCATTTCTGCAATAAGTCGAGAGTAGACAGCTTTAACGCGCCTACTCGTTACAATTTCGCCGCTCTCTATGCGGCTATAGTATTCTTTAACCCAATTCAAGGCTTTTTCGGTACCTTGCTCGGTTTAGTAGCAAACATCATAAGAGCCTGCCCTGCTTTGTCCGCCTCGGTGTTTGGCGAGAGGTCGGAGAGCTGTTTAATGGTGGCATTATAATTCTTTACCATTGCGTTATAAGGCTGTAAAAGTGGGTGCGCTCTTTCGATTTTGTACGCGCCCTGCGGCATTTCAACGACGAGCCCGTCCTCGTTGATTTTTGCCTCCATATCCTCCAAAGAAACGAGCATATAAGCGGCTCGTTCAATCAATTTTTTTGCGATTTCGAGCTGTTCTTTGGGTAGATTTTTGTATATTTTTTTAATTCTGTTCTGCTCTTTCTTTTGTCGCGCATATAATGTAGACTCCACTTAAAAACTCCTTTCTTTTCGTCTTTGGGTAGGGGGGTAATACACACAAGGGGCGGTCATAAAAGGGGCTTAAACACGGTTCATAAAAAACTATGTCAAACTTTTTTAACGGGGGGGAGTGTCTGCGTACTCTCGGCTGTCGCGTCGGCTGCTGCGTGTACCTCAATCGCTACAACATTGATAGCGTTTAGTATTAGCTTTGTGCCCTCGACAGTATCGAGAATAACGGTGCCCTCCTCAAGAGCTGACGCGAGCCGCTCTTGAAAGTCCGTAGTAGTAGCCTCGACATTGAAAGACAATGCCGCGTTACTCGTGTATATAATTACCTCGCATACTCTGCTCATA